ATATCTTCTTGAAACTTAGATTGTAATTCATATGCTTCAACAACATTAATTTTAAATCCTCGTTCATGTTGTTTCTGAATTATTTGTGCAACCTTATGTTCAAGTTCAACTGATTGACCAAAGTCTGCTGTCTTCTTAATTAAAAATTTATAAAGTCTTTCAGTTAGTTCAACATCATTTCTACAATAGGTTAACATATCTTCAGAGAAATAATCAAACTGTTCAAAGTGTATTTTGTTTTGACCTAACTTAGTACCCCAGTTTCTTAATGAGTGTCCACCTTCTATCATAGGATTTAATAATCTAGATAAAACTAAAGTGTCAGTTACTTTGCAATTAGCAAATACATCATAACCAAAAATTGTATTGACTACTGGTATATCAAATCCAATTATATTATGACCTATTACTTCTTCAGTTTGTTTTATTAGTTCAGCAAACCTATGCAATCTATCTTCTTTAAACTGATAATAAGTATCGCCATGCTTACAAACAATACACCATATCTTATCAGCAGTCATGGTTGTTTCTATATCAAATACAACTTTATTAAAAGTCATCAGACTTTACCTCATTAAGTCTACCAGTATCTATATCATATTTTAAATCACAACAAGGACCAGTAATACCAGAGAATCTATTCTTTAATACTCTTATCCTAGTGGTGTTCCTAACATCAGGGTCATCGTTCTGTGCGTCTCTCTCAAGCCCAATAACCATGTCACTTAGCTGACCTATACTAGCCGAACCTCTAAGTTGTGATAGTGAAGTTGATGCTCCCTCTTCATGACCTTTACCTTCAGGTCTTCTAAGGTGTGATACAACTATCATAGATACTCCTGTCTCTTGAACAAGTGTTCTAAGTCTAGTCATGATTTCATCCAATGCTCTTCTCTCATCACCATGTTGTTGGTCAGATACAATAATACTTATATGGTCAATGACTACATACTTACAATCTAAACCTTTAGCTAAGAACCTAACTCTTGAAACAATATTATCAATAGAGTTAGAACCAAAGTGGTCAAACATAAATACTCTACCAGTACCTACTGTTGCATCAAAGTATGTTTTCATTTCTTCTTTACTTACATGAACATCTGGTAAGTGTAGTCTTTGATTAGCTTCAACACTCATCAAACCTTTTGAAGTTATGACTGGTGTTTCTTCTAACATTAACAAACCTATATTATCTTCTGTTGATTTTATAATGTGATGTACTACTTCTCTCATTACTTGTGTCTTACCTAGTCCAGACCCTGCTGTAAATGTAACTAACTCTGAAGGTCGTAGACCATAAGTAATTTTATTCAAACCCTCGAAAGGATATTGAACAAATGATTTAGTGATTGGTTTTAATACATCATCTAATAATGTATTAGCATTTATAATTCCATCTGGTGCAAATACTTTAGCATCCCAAAATGTTTTATTATATATTTGTATTTTGTTTTTACTTAAACAATCTGAAGCATCTTTAAATCCTTCAGGTAAATTCATTATCTTACATTTACCTGGTGAAAATAATTCTGCTACTTTCATTGAGCCTTCTCTACCATGCTCATCGTTATCAAAATTTAAAATGATATTATCAAAATTATTTTCTAACCATTCTAAACTTGCTTTAATATCTTTAACTGCTGAAGTAATTCCATTCTTAATACTTACAACTGGTGTATGATATGTACCTTTTAACATCATCTGATAAGCTGATAAGCAATCTAACTCACCCTCTGTTATGATACAATATTTATTTTTAGAGAATAGATGTTGACCAAACAATCCAGAATCTTTTGTATTACCTTGAATACTAAATTCTTTTAGCTTAGTGTATCTAGTTTTAGTTGCTATCTTTGAGCCTTGTGTATCGTGATATGGGTAGTAGTGATTAGTGATAGTACCCATGTTATCCATCTTAACTGTGACACCAAACTTTTTACAGGTGTCTTCAGAAATATTTCTATCTATAATTTCTGCATAGTTAGATTCTTTCATGAAGTCTTTTACTTCATATTCGTTTTTACTTTTAGGTGTTGTTGGTTGTAGTTCCATATCATATTCCTTTATAAATTCTTGACATGAAAAACAATAAGCTGAGTTGTCTGCGTTAACAGATACTGCGTCACTACTAGAACATAGTGGACAGGGTAAGTGATATTTTACAAAACCTTTTTTATTTATTTCTTCCATTGTCGCCCTTAGTTAATTTTAATTGAGTCCAAAAAAAAGGAGTGGCAATTTCTCGCCACCCCCTCGGAGTAAGAAAAAATGAAAATTAAATTTCATTTCAACAGTTGGATAGTACTAAAAATCATCCTTGATGTCAACACCACTTGAAGAAGTTTCGACTGCATCAAAGTCTTCCCTAGGTGTGTACTCTACTAAGTCAATTACTTGTACTGCTTGTAAGTCTAAACCCATTCCCTTCTTACCTTTGAAGTTCCATTCGTATGGTTTGTACATTACTTTAACTTTACTTCCATTACCTACTATTTTATCTAGTGGGTTCTTAGCACCATCAACTAATTGTGGTTGAGTATTCTTATCACCATTAGCTTTCTGTACTTTTCTTTTGAACCTTACTATATTTGGAATAGTCTTTTCATCAATAGTAGTTTCACCAAGCGATATGCCTTGGCTCTTTAATTCATCTGCTGACTTATCATCAACTGCTAAATCAATTCTCCACATAGGTTCAAACTTTTCGTTTGGTCGTGTCAGAGAAGCCCAGTAAGCTGTGCCTTCAATTATTGCCATATGTATTTTCCTTTATTGTTATTGTTAATTATTATTTTACTTCTATCAAATTTCATCATCCTTGTCAACACTTGGCTCATCTTTTTTTTCAAGTATTTCTTCTATCTTTTTGTCGATGTTTAATTTAATAGTTTGTTTCTTGTTCAGCTTTTCCTGAAGTTCACCTATCTTAGAACCCATAGATTGAATATCAGAATTAGCCTGTTCTAATTGTATTAGAATCTTTTTAATCTTACTATCTTTCTGTATGATAGTCTCATTTAATTCTTGCTTTTCTTTTGTTAAGTCAGCTATCGTAGATTTATATTCTGTTAATAAAGCTTTCTCAGTCATATTTATATTGAATAACATCCTTCATTAAATAATTCTACTATTGGAATTACTACACATTTAGATGCTCTATAATCTCCTATGTTTTTAGTGTGTGTCTTTTTATATTTCTTAACTATCTTCTTTAGTCTTGATACTCTGAAGACTAACATACAATGTTCTTTGCCACTAAGTTCTAAGATATGAAACCACCATTTAGATTCTGTCTTATCTATACCTGAAGGTTTATCTCTGTACTCATACTCAATAGCAATATTGCCTGTCTTTCTCCACCAACTCCTTTCAGTTTTAATTTCAACTTTACTTCCTTTAAGTAAGTCGGCTACTCTCTTCTCTCTTATTTGTCCATACTCTAAGTCTAAATCAAACTTAGTATTCTTTCCTGTTGCCATTAGTATTTTTCCTGTTGATGAAAGCTACAAATATAATGAGTTAAAAACTTATGAATATTTTTATTCTTAAAAAGTTTCTTAGCATTAGCCTTGTGTAATTGTTTAAACTTTCTGATTATAAATGTTGGTTCTAAATTTGCGTAATCGCATATCTCACAAAAGTGTGAGTCGGTTTTTGAAAACCAAGCCTTAGCTTCTTTGATGATTTGTATTCTACTATTTCCCCATGCATGAATATCTATATCTAATGCATCCATGATTGCTCTAACAATAACACTTCTATATAATAATACTTCAGGAGTTATTGCCCTACCTTCGCCTTCACCTATGTTGTGAGTTGTGCTATTGTTCAATATCATATTTCATTTTATCAAACACCTTTTCTAATAAAGACTTTTTATTCTGCTTTATAATCTTCGAATGAAACTGTTTTGTTCTTAGACTTTTCGCTATCGGATTTTTTGATTTTAGTTTTAAATGTTTCTTCATCAATCTCTTCTACTGTATGTCTGCTATGTTTCACTTCCTTACTAATTATATTTGAATATGGACTCCAATTTATTTTCTCTTTAACTTGTGCTAATGTAGTACCTGAATTATAATAATCTTCAACGCATACATCTACATTGACCCATGTTTTTTTTAAGAAAAATTTATTGCTCATATTGGTTTGTCCTGTCTGTTAAGTTATGTTGGATAAAAGATTTTGTCTTTGTTTTAAAGACAGTATCTCTATTATACATTATAACTTTTGTCTTAGCAACCTCTCTAAAAAATAAATATTATGTAATAATATCAGTAGTTTAAAGAGGTTCAGGGTGTTGCCTTTCTATTGTAAGTTGTATTTAATTTAGTCTTGTCTTTTCTTAAAAGTTATTTCAACATGACAATCTTTATCTCCATAATCACCATGCCATGTTTCTTCTAACTGTTCAAGAAGTCGTATTAATTCTTTACCTCTAATACATTCTTCTGATGTTAACATATGTCTTATTGTTTCTGTTTTACTTTCTTTTCCATTCTTCCATTCTGTTCCATATGAAAAAATTTTATAACTATCTATGTGCATTAATCTATCTCCTTTTTTAT